AACAACAGTGTTGCCTTGTCTATCCTCGTGAACCGATCCCATTCCTCTTGAGGAAATGCCGAGAGTTACGTTTGACTGAACAAGCGATTGGAGAATCTGTCCTGACGGTGTGTTGAGGATTTTACATTTCCCCATTACACTGTCGCCTTCCCACCAAATTTGAGTCATAAGGTGTGAAACGTTCTTCAAGTTTACAACAGAGTCTTCTGGGTGGTCTAACTCACCGAGGGCTCTATTCTCTCTTACCACTTTTTGATAGTTCTCTACTTCTCTCTCCAAGACTTCTCTTGGATAGACTCTACCATTTTGGTTTTTTGCCTTTGCTCTCTGAATAACGCCAGTAAGGTACATTGCCTTTCCTTCGGCAACCTCACGCTTTTCACTTTCGGTCAAGAAATCTTTACAGATTCCTCCTTCGCAAAGCTCATAGTATTCTCTTAGTAGAACTTTATTGTTCATTTGTCAACTCCATAAATAATAAAAAGCAGGCTCTCCCTGCTTGGGTTTACTGCCTTTGCAGCAATTACGAACAGGCTGTAACATCCATCTTTTGTTTGCCATTGGGAGACCTCGCTTTCATTTGCTTATCTTTAGACCATTATCGTCAAATAGCATTGCAATAATGTAAGAAGTTCCAGAACTCAAACATCCGAGCAAGATTGCCGTTAATAGACTGTAATCAAAACTAAATAGTTCGGTTTGACTATTTAGACTCCATAAAAGTAAACCAATCCAAAAACCTAAGCACATAGGACACCTGAATAGTTCTCCTAGTTTTCCTTTGGTTGGTCTGATAGGCTCAAAAATAGAGCCGTAGATTAGAATCTGGGTAAGTCCGAATGCGGATAAGATAAAGTAAATGAGGGGGAGCACTTGATGTCCTTTCTAATAAACTCTATAGTAAGATTTAATGGCGGGATACTTTGGAACAGTTCCCTTTTCTACTTCTTGAGGAACCTCGCCAAGTTCAGTCGAGTCTTCCTCCGAAGGGTCTGTGAGTGTCTTAGTTATCTCATCTTCAAGGGCGTCTGCGTGGGCGTAGTAGGGTTTTTCTTCTTCGATAAAACGACCAATAGAATAGATAACAACCTCTGTCTCGTTAGCGCCGTTGGTGGCAGTGGGATAAGTAGCCTGAATTGTTCCATAAACGTTGCCTGCCTGAACAGAGTCTCTAACAAGAACACCCTTCCTGCCGAGGAAGTCGAATAGTCTGTCTTGGGCTGCGTAAACATCGTCAGACATTTCATTTTTAGGGAAAGCAAGAACTTGCTTCTTTTCTGGCTGAACTACGATGTCTATGTCTGCGTGGTCGAAGATAGCGTAATCGCCTGATAGGGTTTTACGAAGAGCCATTTTCATTTTAGGATTATAGACTACACTTTTCTCTTCTGGCTCGCCAATCTGAACTTTGATGTCTTCATTCATTTGTCTCTACCTCTCTAATCAGACCTTGAATCTGCATAATCTTTTTAATAGAGGTTTCGTCAAGCTTAGTTTCGGTCAAGCTATCTAGGAACTCCAAAACCTGCTCAGTCTTTCTAATCATCTCTGGGTCAGAGCTAACCTCTTTTACATCGAGAGAAGCTTTAACCTTGTCCCGAAGTCTTCCGATTTCTTCATTTAGATAAGTCTTGAGAGAGATGCCGTTGTCTGAAACGGAATAGATGTATTTTGAAACAACGTGCTGCTGCTCTTCGTGAAGCTTGCCTGCGTAGGCTTTGTTGAACTTGTTTGTGAAAGTTTTATAAGCGATTGAGTCAATGTGCTCTAAGATTTCTTTTTCAGTCTTCTCCTCTGCTTTCGTCATCTCTGTGAGAAGCTTGTCCTCAAGAATAACTTTCTCGTTAGGAGAAACGTTGTCAGCGAACAACTGACCAATAGTCGCCATAGTCTTGTAGTTTGGAACAAAGTTGGAATAAATCTCTTGACCTAATTCTACATTAATCTTCTTGATAAGCTTTGACTGCTCTGAAAAGATATTCTGTGCATCTAATCTATCTCTATCCCTGCGGACTTCTGAAATGATTCTCTGTGCAAAGTCAGACTCTGCTTCTTTAAGCTCCATTAGAACCTTGTAAGACTGTAGATCTTTGTAAAGAACTCCACGTTTGGTGAAGTGCCTTTTGATAATCTTTGCGATCTTTGTTTGTCTCTCAGAGTCGCTAGTTACCACTGATTTCGCCATTTCCTTGATAAGAGTCTCGAATAAGAATGCTGTGTTTCTCTTTTTATTGTGCTTAAACTTCATTTGGTTGGTTATCCTTTTAATTGCTTATTATTCTTCTTTTCAAGTTCTTTCACAATTGATTTGACTTGCCAGTCAGTCAATTCCTGATTCACTTCAAGAAGCAATTTTTCGTCTGCGTCAGTGTAAGTAGTTTCGTTACCCTCATAAATGCCACGAGAAAGAGACTTCAAGTCAGACATTCCTGGCATTATATTACGTGGGGTGTTAGAAGCCGTCTCGTCTGACCATTTAGACTTTATAGAACGAGTGCGTGCACCCGATGGTCGTGAGTCGACTTTCTCTGGGTGGTAAACTTTACCCTTTGCTCCTGGTGTGAGATATCCATCTCTTTTACCAGGTGCTGATAGAAGTGCTGACTCTGGCTCATCTCCGCCTTCGTCTCCAAGGTCCATTTCGTCTCCGCCGTCGTCACCGAAGTCTTCATCTCCGCCAAAGTCTCCTCCGCCGCCTTCGCCGCCTTCGGGAGCCTCGCCTGCTGCTTCAATAGCAGCGGCAAACTTAGAGTCGTGGAACATTTCTCTTTGAATGCGAATAACTTCTTCTTCTGTAAGTCTAAAAATGTTTCTATAAACCCAAGCCTTTGAGAAGTAACCTTCTGTTGCCGAGTCAGCAACCTCGAACTTACTCTTCATATGCTCAAGTTCTTGCATCGCTGCTATCTGTGAAGGGTTATTTAGCCTTAGACCGAACTTAGTCAAGTCCTCGCCACGATAACCAAGAGTGTAAAGGTGAATAATTCCAACCTTTTCTAACTCTGCGATAACAGAACGCTGAAGTCTTTGAATAGTTCTTGCAAAGCGAATGTCTTTTTGTGCGAGTGTTGCTTTATCCTCGTCTGCTCCCTCTGAACGAGAAAGATAAGACTGAGGAATCTTGAGGGCTGCGAAGAGCTTGTCTCTCAAATACTTTACGTCGTCGATGTCGCCTGTGTAGGTTCCGCCTGGAAGTGATTCAATCTTTGTGCTCTCGCCACCACGGACAGGGATAAAATAATCCTCGTCAATAGAAAGTGGGTTGTAGCGAAGGTCAACACGTCCAGTGTTTGCGTCAACAACTTGATTCTTCTTCATAGTTGTTACGACCTTCTGCATGTATTGTTCTACGTCTTGTGGAGAAATATTACCAACATCAACATAAAAGACTCTTCGCTCTGGTGAGCGAGTGATTCTGTAAGACATCATAGCGTCTTCTAAAAGGTGAAGTTGTCGCCAGATGCGTCGTGCTGGTTCTAAGATAGAAGTTCCATAAGGAGCATATTTGTCATTACCTAAAATGCGGAAGTGTGCTACCTGCCAGTTCTCAAAAGTAAGTCCAGCGGAGTTCCATTGGTATTGTACATAGTTGGGGTTGGTTGGGTCTTCGCCTTCTAACCTCTCTACTTCTGCTGGTGGTAATGGAATAAAAGACTTGACGCCAATCTTGTCGTCGATGTCAACATAGAGAAAGTAGTCTCCATATTTACACATAGTTCTACACCAACCGTAAAGGTTGAAATCAACGTTTAGGACGTTATTATAGAGTGACTCTAATGTAGATTTAATCTCTTGGTTCGGACACTCAATGTTTATCATATTATTGAGTTCGTTGTGATAAGTCATCTCATCTGCATAAATGTCCAAAGACGAGGCGATGATAGGTTCGAACTCCATTTGGTCGAAGTCAACATAACGCTCAAAGCGGACTCGGTTGTTCATCGCATCTGAGTTTATCTGCTCGAATGGGTTATATTGGTTCTTCTGGAATTGTTTCCCAGAAGCAGAAGTAAAGCGAGTGGCATAATTGTCCATCGCTTGCCTCTTGAATTTTCTCCTGTTTTGCTGTCGCCTATTTACAATAGGTCCAGAGAATAGTCTCGTTAGTCGCTTAAATAAAGCCGAGTCTTCGTTTTTGATGTTATCGTCTGCCATCTATTTTACCCCTTAAAAAGACCAGGGAAGTTGGTCATTATTTCTTTCATTTGTTGAACCCCATTAGGCTCCCCATAGTTTAACATACCTGGTACCGTTGTGTTAAGTTTTGTTTTGGATGTCGTCATTGCCCCAAGAAGGGCTCTCTTGTATTCGGAGTCCCTCTGGTTAGAAACCAATGCTGTATCTCTTACCCAACAAGCAATAGCCATAGACATCACAAGGTCATCATTATAACTCCTCATTGCCTCGGGCTTACCATTATTCCAGACAAAAGTCTTTAACTCATTGTAAAGACGATTTGATACAATGCTAATTAGGTCATTTCTTATAAATTCTTCTAACTTAGCGATAATAAGGGGTCTTGTCTTCATTGAAGTTGTGAAACCAAGGACGGAGCGGCTGTTTGACCTTGCTGCTGATGCGTCCACATATTCGTGAGTAGACTTAATAGAATAATAAAGGTTTGGATAGGTGTTCTCTTCCAGTTTAGTTAGAACAGAATATCCTACGTTATTATTCTCCACTACAAGAAGGCACCCACCATAGGACTTACCTACATCTGCTAAGAACATAGCATAGGTGTCTAAGTCTACCTTGCCTTGGTATTCGGCTGCTTGAGTCATCTCTGTTATGTTTATAACCTGGAATGCTGAAAAGTCTTTTCCGTCTCCACGGGCGACGTCTGCTACAAGTAGATAAGAGTGCTCTGGGTTGAACTCTTCCCAGATATAATAGTTTCTATCAAAGCCTGCCTTGTGCGAAGGTGGTCTAATAGAGTTCATTATTTTTTCTATGTCCTCGGTGCTAATAACCGTTTCACCAGACATATTGAAGTTACACTCCAACTCTTGTGCGATTTGGCGGCGGGACATGTTTCTTGTTTCTTTATCGAACCAAGCTTGGTCTCTATCTGGGTGGACGTCCCAAGGAAGGCAAGTTGGGTGAAAGTCGTTGTTAGACTCTTCTGAATCAATGTAAGTCTGATGGAACCAGTTTCCGACACCGTTTGGTGTGGAGAGTGCGATGCAACGACCACCAGTTGATAGTGTAGGATAAAGACCAGTCCATAGTTCTGCGAGACCCTCTACGTGAGCAGCCTCGTCAATAACAAGAAGTGAAAGGGCTTCTGAACGACCAGCGTCGGCTGATGTGGAAGTTGCCTTTATCTGTGAGCCGTTAGATAACTCGAATGAAGTTCTATTATCCACAGAGATGTTTGCTATTCGCATCCACTCTGGAACGTTTCTCATTATCGCTTTTACCTTCTTTACCAAGTTGGCTGCTGTGCCGAACTTTGTAGCCATAACAAGAACATTTTTATCTTTGTGAAAAAGCATCAGCCAGACAACATAGCCCGCTGTTATAGTTGAGATACCTAACTGACGTGCTTTTAGAATAACGTTGAAGCGGTGGTCGTTGAAGTCTTTAAGGAGTTCATCTTGGAAGTCGTAAGTTCTAAACGGAATAGACCCGTGCATCGGATGTGAAATCTTTGCGTAGTTGTTTAGAAAGTAAACGGGGTCTTTGCCGCATTGGACGATTTCAGATAAAATCTTTTTCTTGGTGAGTTGATAAGACATTCAAGCCTGTGCTTTCTTTATGATGGTTCGCCTATGAAACCTGCGTCGATGTTTTCGATGATTTGGATTAGCACTTCTTTGAGGTCTTGATTGGTAAAGCC